TAAAGGCCCTGGAGAAAACCTGGATCGGCACTTTGAACAAGGAAGGTTCAAACCCTATCAAGTGGTCTTTTATCGAGTACATCCTGGCCGAAACCGCCAAAAAGTTGCATAACGAGCGTGAACAACGCCGTATTAACGGAATCCGTAAGGACCCGAATCTGAACGAACCCGGCAAAGCACTTGCTGCAGCCGACGGGCTGTATGAGTTCATCAGCAAGAAAGTGAACGGACATACCGATATCAATAACGGAAAACTCGTTTACCAGATCAAGCCGTTCGAGCTGGGAGAACTTACCGAAGCAAACATCGGTGAAAAAGTGTACAAAGGTACTTCCATGATCCCGGCGGTTCTTCGTGACAGCGGTAACCTGGCACTTTATATGCCTTCGCACTTTATTGTATTGTATCATAAATACAATGAACTGCATTACGGGCAGAACCAGGATTACAAGGCTAATATCATGTATGTAAAGGAATATCCGGCGGTGAAGATTATCCCGGTTCCCAATGCTGACAACCACCACCGTATCTTCTGGACGTTTGAAGGCAACATTAAAACCTACGAGGACAAGCCGGGTGAAATGACGGCTTTCAACCTGGAGCAGGAAGACTGGAGCCTGAAAGTATGGAGTAACTGGCGTGAAAGTATCTGGGCTATTGCCGTGGGCTTCAAGTACACCAAGAAAGAAGATATGGACTATACGCGCCAGATGATCTTCTGTAATGAGTATGACCGTCCGGCGTCTTACTTTGTGGACGCTGACAAGGACAAGAACCCGTCGGCCAAGCTTCATACCTCCATTGTTACCGTAGCCAATACAGCCGAATTTACGATTACCGATATTGAAGACGCGCCGGTAGGTACGGTTATTTCCCTGAAATGCGGAAGTGTGGATAAAGGCGTTAAGATTGAGAAAAGCGGAAACTTTGAACTTATTTCCGAGGCCTGGCAGCCCGGCAAGGGGGATGTTATCAAACTGATGAAACGTGCCGACGGTAAATTTATCGAGATCGGCCGCGAAAACGCTTCTTCCGATGCGTTACAGTTTGCGCCGGATGAAACGGAACCTTCCTTGCTTGACGGTGAAGTATTCGTAACCGGTGAGAATACAAAGGCGACGGCAATCACTAACTTTACCGATGCGGAAGCCGGTGTCGTTTACACGATCTACGGAAGCGGTTCTGAATATGCTTCCACCATTGCAGCCGGCGGAAACTTTGTTTTAACCGAAGCTATGACACTTTCCGAAGGTAAGTTTATCAAGCTGGCAAAAGCCGCCGACGGTAAATTCTACGAAGTGGCAAGAGGCTAAATTTCAGCGGAAGGGATACTTTATCCCTTCCATTTTATAACCTTATAAATCATTAAGTTATGACATACGTAAAAGCAAGCGTAAGAAGGCCGTCCGGCAATCCCGGTAACGGTATTCAGCCCAAGGATCAGCTCGTAATTTACGACGTTGACGATATTCTTTCCTTTCCGCCGAGAAACGATGCCGGTGTGGTTATCGAGGATGATATCGTAATGAAGGCGGGACGTTACGCGATCGGTATTTACCTGACACCCGGTACCGCTGAAATCAGTTCCAACAGTGACGGGGAAACGGACGCCGAAGGTTATACGCCTTCCGTTAAGTTCAATCATCCCGGTAACGAACAGGAAATTCGCGAGTTTAAGACAAACTGGCTGTCCAAGAAATGTATCGTTGTGCTCCGTTATTGTAGCGGAAAGCCTGCCGATCTGATCGGAACACCCTGTAACCCGTGTAAATTATCCGTTTCTTATACCGGTTCCAATGAATCGAATACGAACGAGCTTACTTTCACCCAGATCAGCAAGGGGGATGATATCGCCATTTACCGGGGTACCGACACCCTGGAAGAACCGGTGGCCGTAGTGGAAGCCGGTGCCACGGATATAGATTACCAGACGGACGGGCAGTACCAGCTTTCCGCAGGTGCGGCTAAGATAGCCGGTGTTACCGGTGGAAGTCACGGCTCGGTAATTACCCTTATGGGATGTTCGGGCGTTGCGCCAACGGTGGAAGCTGGCGGTAATTTCCTTCTGAAAGGTGGTAAGACATTTACCGCTTCCGAAGGTTCCCAACTGACGTTGCGGGCGTTTAACGACGGTTCGGAGGCTATGAAATGGATTGAACAAAGCCGTTATGAGGCGTAAGTAAACGGCTTTCATGTAATTCAAAGGGTGACCGGCAGCACATGCCCGGCCACCCTTTGTCCTTTTTAGGGTAATTACCCCCTTTTTTCTTTGTATCATCAAATTTTATATAGTATGAAACAGGAAATTATTACCTATCTGGCCGGTCCGCGTAACTTTATTCAGGGCGTGGAACTGTACGAGAAATACGGTATCAACCGTATGTTAAAGAAGTCATTTCGCCGGCAAGGAGAAACGGAAACGATGAAGGCCATTCTTTTAGAGGAACTACGGAAGTTGGCCGGGCTTTCCGAACGTGAATTTAAGACGATCCGGCGCAACTCCAAACAGCCGACCGCGGTAAAAATGGAACCCGCCCGGGATGAAACACCCAAAACGCCGGTAAAATACAGCGATGATTTGCTGCTGGAACTTGCCGAATCTTTCGGCGTCAGCGTGGAAGAACTCGTTTCGTCCGATTTCCGGGATAAGGTTCTTTCCATGGATGAAAATGCCGACCGTGTGGAAGAGCTGGAAGAGGAACTGGAAGAGGCGGAGAAACGATACAAGGCAGCTCCGGAAACCGTAACCAAAATGATACGTTTCCGCGAAAAATTTACTTTCCTAAACTCTCCGGATTGCCCCGACATTCTGAAAATACTTGTTTCCGACATGTTCACCGCATACGGGAGATATAAGGAAGCTTTCGCCCGCCTGGAAGCTACTCCGGATGATGTCAGTTCACTTTCTACAGCACAGGAAGCGCAGGCGGTTGTGGAAAACTTCATCGCTAACCGCGAGATATGGGACGAACTGGAATATTACCGGGAGAACGGAAAGATTCTGGGTAAATGTGAGAAGGTAAAAAGTTTGTCCGTCCGTAAGGGCGTCGAGAACCTTTCGGATATCGACATACAAAAGGCACTGAATAACGCCCGCGCCAACCTTTCAAAGAACAAGGCGAAACTGGAACAGGCCGGGGATGATGAGAAGAAGAAAACGAGTGCCCTTGCATTGATCCAAAAGTGGGAAACTACACAGAAGGCCATAGAGGAAGAAATCGAGGCGCGAAAAAAAAAGTAGTCGAACTTATTGCCAGTCTGACAGGGAAACGGCAACGGATCACAAAGAACCTGGGCCGTTTCTCTCACCCTTGCGACCGCTCGGAGCTGGGGCACCAGCTCAAAACATTAACCCTCCGGATAGAAAAAGAAGAAAGCCGGCTTAAACAACTTTCCAATGATAACAAACCAAATTTATAACGAGGATTGCCTGGAGGCGTTGAA